TGAGCGAAGAGCAGAAGATCCCGCACATCAGCTACAGCCAGTTCTCCACCTATGTCGAATGCGGGGAGAAGTACCGCCTCACCCGCATCGTGGGGATCCAAGAGGATCCCGCCTACTGGTTCGCCGGAGGCACCGCTGTCCATACAGCCACTGAAGCCGTTGACCACGCACTGTTCGAGGAGTATCGGGCATGAATCCACTCTTTGAGATCGGCCTTGATGCGTTCCGCAAGTCGCTTGAAGCTGAGGTTGCCGCGTTCCCTGAGGGACGCACACCCCGTGCAGGTGGCAGGCCCACGAAGGCGATGCCTAACGGTGAGGACTACGCATGGTGGGCGCAGAACGGCCCTGCCTATGTGCAGTCGTGGATCACTTGGCGCCAGAACAATCCGAGCCTGCACATCCTGAAGATGGACGATGACACGCCTGCCATTGAGCTTGATGTGCGTGTCGATGTTGAGGCTGACGGTGAACTCATCCAGTTGAAGGGGTTCATTGACCGTGTGTTCGTGGACTCCAATACAGGTGAAGTTCTCATCGTTGACCTCAAGACAGGTAAGACCACGCCAGGACCCATGCAGCTCGCGTTCTACCGTCGTGCATTGAAGGCCGCGTACGGCATTGACGCACCTTATGGTGCGTACTGGATGGCCCGTGAAGGATCCCTGTCCTCCATCCACGACCTCACTACGTTCACTGACGAGATGGTGGACTACTGGGTGGCGAAGACCTACGCCGGAGTTCAGGCCGGAATCTTCCTGCCCCATGTCACCCGCATGTGCAGTGGCTGTGGTGTTCGCACCCACTGCTACGTCCACAACCCGAACGCTCTTTTTCCACCCCTTTTCACTCACATGACAGGCACCTTAGAGGAGGCAGTTAATGTCTAGCACCGAAGCACCGTTCAGCGCGAACATGCGCGTCCGTATCGCAGACCATGACGTTCAGCTCACCGTTCGCGGTGAGACAGCGTCGGACTTCAACATCCGTTGGGCTGACCTGGCTGAGAACATCCAGCTCTTCACCGACTCCGTTGCGATGACGGTCGCTGCCGTGAACGCCACCCCCTTGACCCAGCAGCAGGCAGCAACGCCTCCTGCTCCTGCTGCTGTTCCTGACGGCGGCTGGAACGTCGCTCCGCAGCCTGCTCCCCCTGCTGCTGCGGCTCCCCCTGCGGCGTTCCAGTCCGCTGTCGCACCCGCGTGCGCTCACGGTGCCCGTAACCCTGTCTCGAAGGTGGGGGCGAAGGGTCCGTGGAAGGCGTGGATGTGTAACGCACCTCAGGGTGGTGCGAAGTGCGACCCCGTGTGGGTTCAGCGCAACACCCCTGAGTGGAACTCCTTCCCCGGCTGATCATGGCTGTCCCTGATAAGGCGAGGACTGTGCATGACGCTTGGGAGCTTGCGTCCCAGGCTGGTCACTACGCACGTTACTCACTTGAGCGCATCAAGCTAATTGAGAAGTTCTTGCACGATGTCTATGTCGAAGAGACGGATCATCGCAAGCGACTGATCGCGACAGAGAAGTTCCTCATGTCTGAGGGCTATCGACGCCTAGACCTTGAGGGGCATTGGACGAAGGAACCCGAGGTTGAGGCGTCTTGACCGTGCAGTCGTGCAACAGGACCGGGGCGGGGCAATCATTCCTGTCCCTCTCCGGTCCTTTGCCGACTATCAAATCTCGATACGCAGAGGCGAGGTGACCATGCTCGCGGGACCACCCGGTGCAGGCAAGTCCACACTCGCCCTGTCTATCGCTGTCCTGTCAGGTGTGCCCACCCTGTACGCCTCGATGGACACCCATGAGGCGACGATGGCTTTGCGTACTACAGCGATGCTGACTGGCCTGTCGCAGCATGAGGTAGAGACACGCATTCAGGCTGACCCCACTTGGGCTTCCGATGTGCTGTCCAGGCAGGCATCACACATCTCATGGATGTTCGATGCCTCCCCTTCCCTGTCTGATCTGGCTGACGAGGTTGCCCTGTATCGGGAAGTGAACGGGGACAACATGCGTCTGCTTGTGGTGGACAACGCGATTGATGTTCTGCATGAGCATGGGGATGAGTTTGGTTCCCTCAGGTCGCTGATGCGGGAGCTGAAGTGGTGGGCTAGGGACACGGGTGCCGCTGTGCTGGTGCTGCATCACACAAGTGAGCAGTATCAGGGCAACCCGTGCCCTCCCCGTGCTGCGTTGCACGGAAAGATCGCACAGATCCCGTCCCTGATCTGCACTCTCGCTTCACCGAATGACGGCCTGATGTCCGTAGCTCCCGTGAAGAACAGGTATGGGCCTGCTGATCCGTCAGGGTCTACTGCCCTGTGGTTGGACTATGACCCTGCCCGTATGCAGATCAAGGACATCAACCTGTGAACGACTGCAAGCACGCAGGTTGCGTGCGTCTTGTCACCTTTGAGGGTGAGGAGAACACGGTGTGCTGCGACTGTGGGGTGGAGATTCATGGATGCCTCTAGCCGTGCTAAGGCGAATAAGCGCAAGGGTGCAGCCTTCGAGATTGACCTAGAGGGCTTTTTCCGTGAGAAGTACCTGAACACGACGCGCCTTGTGCGCCGTGGCAAGGACGACGAAGGCGACTTGCTGATCCGTGTGCATGACCTTGCCGTGATCTTGGAAGCGAAGAACGAGAAGGCCATGAACCTCGCTGGCTACATGGCTGAGGCCACGAGTGAAGCCCTGCGTTGGGAAGCGAAGCATGTGCATGAACCGATGCCTGCTGATCTGGTGGTCGGTGCCGCTGTGGTGAAGCGGCGAATGAACCCTGTGTCCAAGTCTTACGTCGTGATGGAGGCTGATGACTTTGCCGCACTCCTCCTACACCTACAAAAGAGGTGACCTGTGGGCTGTGTTGCAGCACTACGGATGGAAGGTGCCGAACCCTCGGAGCGGGTGGCAGACGATCTCATGCGGCCTGCACAGGGATCTCACTCCGTCGTGTCGGGTGAACAACGAGACGGGTGGGGTTGCCTGCATGTCGTGCGGGTTCAAGGGCGACCTAGTTGGGCTGGTCCGAGAGATCGAGGGAGGTGAGTGGAGGGATGCTTTCCGAATCGTTGAGGCTGTCTCTAGCGGAAGCAGTGACGGCGTATCACGGGAGCGTGGACGAGGTAGCGGGGTATCTGGCAGCCAGAGGGATTACCAAGGCAGCGGCAGAGGCTCATCTTCTCGGGTACGTCACTGAATCGAATGCGGCTGTGGGCCATGAGCAGTTCATCGGTCGCATGTCCCTGCCTTACATCACGCCGACAGGTGTGGTGGATGTGCGTTTCAGAGCTGTGAGTGATGAGCAGTCCCCCAAGTATCTGTCTCGTGCAGGGACCGAACACATCCTGTACAACGTGATGGCTTTCCGTCAGCAGTCCGATGTGATCGCCATCTGTGAGGGTGAGATCGACTGCATCACAGCCAACACCCTCTGCAACATCCCTGCTGTCGCATTGCAAGGCACCTCCGCATGGAAGCCGTTCTACGCACGGGCATTCCTTGACTATGAGCGTGTACTCGTTCTGTGTGACGGGGACCAGCCAGGTAAAGAGCTGGGCAAGAAGATCGCATCTGCTATCGACCAAGCAGTGGTCATTCACATGCCCGATGGTCAAGACGTAAACAGCACCTATCTCGCTGAAGGTGCTGACGGTATTCGTAGGAGGGCTGGTGTCTGAGGTTGACAAGCGAGGATTGGGACAAGCTCACGTTCGCGTTAGCGGGGCTGGGTTTAGTCAGGTTGGTGGTGGACAAGCGCCGAGGTTTCATCGGGGGTTACCTGCCGCCGACCAAGGACTAGAGCCGTCGTTCCTGATCGCTGTCGCTGATGTGTTCGATGAGGCTGAGGATCTGCTGATTGGCAGGCACCGGGATTACGGTCCCGGCAACATCGCTAACGGCTACCCCGATCCGCTCACTGCCCTGGTGGTTCGCATGGGCGACAAGATGGAGCGCATCAAGAACCTGCTGTCATCGGACTCCCCTACCTACGGTGAGCGTCTGCGGGATTCGTGGCTTGACCTGGCGAACTATGGCCTGATCGGGGTCATGGTGATTGACGGTAACTGGCCTGGTGTAAAGGCGTCCCGTGACCGTTGACGAGTCAGGGTTCCCTGACGTTTCCGAAATGGTTGACCCTGTGGTGAACGTGCATCTCACTACGGGTCGCATCATTCAACTGGCACAGGTGTCCATCGTTGAGGTGGCGAAACGCCTACACAACTACGGCTTCGTTTATTTGAGTGACGGTGAGGGCAGCTATGCCGTCTTCTTCGGTCACGGTGTTGCTGCATTGACTGTTCCGAGCGCGATCACTGATTGAGAGGGCCATGACTAATGCGCCGCATCTTCGTAATTTCAGACTTACAGGTTCCTTTCCACTGTAAGAAAAGTGTGGAAGCCGTGGCTTCCATGATCTCTGACATCAAGGGACCTGACGATACGGTCCTCACCATCGGTGACGAGATGGACATGCAGACCATCTCCCGCTGGTCACAGGGCACGGCGTTGGAGTGGGAACGCAGCATCGGTAAGGACCGTGATGCCACGGTTCAGGTGCTGAAGGATCTACAGGTGGAGCATGTGATCCGCTCCAATCACACTGACCGTCTCTACAACCAGATCATGCGCCGACTCCCTGGCCTACTGGGTCTGCCTGAGATCGAGTTGAAGAACTTCCTTCGGCTCCCCGAGCTGGGTATCACCTTCCATGAGGAAGCCTTCCCCGTTGCTCCCGGTTGGGTTGCTATGCACGGTGACGAGGCTGGTGTCAGTCAGGTCGCAGGTCAGACAGCGCAAGGGTTGAGCAAGAAGGTGGGCCTGTCCGTTGTGTGTGGACATACGCACCGCTTGGGTTTGCAGCCCTACACC